TACGGGGATCGAATGGATCACGGTTCCGTACGTCGCGCCTATTGCGGCAGTTCCAGATGTCGCGGAAAGCGAAACGGCGTGGCTGATCGACATCGGCCCGTTCTTCGACCGCTTCGATGCTTCCGGCGTATCCTCAATGAGCATCCTGAGCAGTGTCGATGTGCAGGTGCAGGCGCTGGTCAAGAACGTCATGGCGCGCAAGTGGATTGACTTGAAGCGCGCCGATCTGCCGCAGATGATGGACTTGCTCATCTCGAAAGGTCTGCTGACGGCGGAGCAGAAGAGCTACATCCTGACGACGCCATTGGCACCGGAAGAAAATCTCGCACTGCGCAAACTGTATTTCTCCTGAGCCATGAGCGCCGTCACCATTCGATTCACGACGCGCTGGCCGCCGAATGTGGGAAGTCTAGTTATTGCGCGGCTCAGCGGATCAAAGCAGTTCAGTCACACGATGGCAATCATTGGAAACCGCGCCTATGAGGCGTCAATGACACATGGATGCCGCGCTGTTGATCTGGCGGAGGCAATGCAGGGTATCGCGTTCTACCAAGATATGGCGGTTCCAGTGCCTGATATTGAGGGCGCAGTTGCGTTCGGTGAGGCTCAGCATGGGAAGCCGTACGATTGGTTAGGCGCGCTTGGCATACCGCTTCTGATGTCCGAAGATTGGGCGGATAACAGCAAATGGTGGTGCAGCGAACTCAACTTCGCACAGATCGCAGCCGGTGGATTGTGGTTGCTCGATCCGGATGAAAAGAAGCGCGTAACGCCGAACGACCTGCGGCAGTGCAACTATCAGAAATCACAAATCAAACCCGCTTCGGCGGGTTTTTCTTTGGGCAGATAAATGGCATTCATTCCGATTAAAGATGCTGGCGCAATCGGCATCATCAGGGACGCTTTTGCCCATGAATTGCCGATTAACGCATGGAACGCCGGGAATAACGTTCGATTCTCCGACGGATACATAGAGCGTATCAAAGGGCATTCAAGCATTTACGGGACGCCTTCCGTTGAGCCGTATTTCATCCTGCCGTATAGCTCAGGATCTGGCCGTCAGTGGATCTATGCCGGCGCTGCAAAAGCCTATTCCGTGTCAGTGGCAACGCATACGAATATCACGCGCCAAACAGCCGGCGTAGATGTCGATTACTCGGCAACTGCGGATAACGTTTGGTCTGGTGGCGTGTTGAGCGGCATCGCAATTCTGAATAATGGCACGGACGTTCCGCAGCAGTACGCGGGAAGCGGGAAAGCGGCAGACCTGAGTAATTGGCCGTCAACGGTGCGCTGCAAGTCTCTGCGCCCGTTTGAAAACTACCTCGTTGCGATGAATCTGACGATTTCCGGCTCATCCAAGCCGCACCGCGTCCGCGTGTCGCATCCTGCTGATCCTGGTTCCGTTCCCGTTTCATGGGATGAGACGGATCAAACCAAGGATGTCGTTGAATTCGATCTGGCAGCCACGCAAGACAGGCTGATTGACGGCGCAACGATGGGCGATTCCTTTTGGTTATACAAGGAGTCAAGCATTTACCGCATGACGCCGAATGGCTCCAGCAGCATTTTTACCGTCTCAGACCCGATTTCGCGCACGGCTGGCGCATTGGCGCTGAATTGCATCGCGCCGTTCCCTGGTGGGCATCTTGTGCTTGGTCAGGGCGACATTTTCATCAATAACGGCGGTGGAATCGAAAGCGTCATCACATCTCGCATGAAGCGGTGGCTGAAATCGACCATCGATCCGACTTATTACACGCGGTCTTTCGTCGTCGCACATCCCTACAACAACGAAATCTGGATCGGCCTTGTTCAGAACGGCGCAACGGTGCCGAATGTGGCAATGATTTGGAGCTGGTCGGATAACACATGGACATTCCGCGACCTTCCGAATGCGCATTACGCCGCTGCTGGCGTGATCGATGCGTTAGCCGCCGACACGATTGATGACATGGCGGGAACGATCGACACCGACACCGATTTGATGGATTTCACGGATTTTTCGGAGGCGTCGCAGCGCCTGATCCTCGCCAGTACAAACACCAAGCTTTACCTGACCGATACGACAACGCAATTTGACGGAACTGACTTCACTGCATTTGTGGAGCGCACCGGGTTGGATTTTGACGCGCCGGAAATGGTGAAGATGGTTCTCTCGATTCGTCCGATTTTCGAGGGCGGTGTTGGCGATACGGTGTCGATCTATGTCGGCGGGTCGGATGACGCCGAAACGGATCCAGCCTATGGCGATCCCGTCACCTTCACGATTGGAACAGACCGTCAAGCAGATGTGATGAGCCTTGGTTATCGATTTCTTGCGCTCAAGATCGAATCCAGCGCGTCCGCAACGTGGCGATTGAAGAGCTACACGGCGGAAGTGGAAACGCTTGGGGAATATTAATGGGCTACGAATTTGGAAACGTGCCGAACGATCCGGCGCAAATCCCCGATTTCCTGCGGAGTGAGCTCAAGAAGATACAGCTTGCGATGAACGGCAGGCAAGAGCGCGTTCGCTTCGATGTGCTGCACCGTGAGCCGGAAAGACCGCGCGACGGCGACGAGGCCGAGGCAGATGGAAGTGATTGGAATCCGGGAAGCGGAGCGGGGAGATACGTGTACCGCTCGGGCGCATGGGTATTTCTAGGCTAAGACAGATTTGAATTCAACAAGGGCACCTTCGGGTGCCTTTTTTATTGGGTAAGGGCGAAACATGGCAATCGATTTCTCTCAACTACGCTGGGACGACATCATCAACCAAGCGCGTCAAGATTGGTTGCAGCAGACGGGGACGGATACCGGCAACGGTGGGGTGGATCAATTTAACGGCGCGACGACCAATATTGGCGGCACGCAAGCGCAGATCATGCTGAATGATATGCCGTATGCCGGAAACTTTCTAGGCACCCAAGGATGGGGAGCTGAAGGGCGGCCAGATTATGCGGTGCAGAACGCAGAGGGTCTGTACACGGTCCCCTTGAATTCGGACTACGCGTGGAATAACGCCATCTTCAATATGCCGAATCCGGGCTATGTGGCTCCGGATGGCACGACTGATTGGAACTTCACGCTTGGGCGTGGCGAGGACGGCGGCGTTACTGCCACTCCGTACAAGAGGACGAACGGCGTTCCAGCGGGCATGCTCGCAGTGTTGGCTGCTCCATTGATGGCGGCCTATGGCCCTAGCTTGTTTGGCGCAGAGGCTGGTGCTGGCGCTGGTGCAGGTGCCGCTGGATGGACATCCGGATTCGATCTCCCTATGGGGGCTGATCTGTTGGGCATGACTGGAGCAGCCAGCCCCGGTGCTATCGCAGGATTGACTAGCGGCGCTGGTGGTTCTGTTGGTTCATCTGCTGCTGGAGCTGGAGATTTCCTGTCTTCCATCGGCATTGATCCGGCTTCGATTTCTCAATTTACGCCGGCAACCGAAGCCGATTTCGCTTCGATGGGGCTAGGCGATATTTTGGGGAACACCGGGATGACGGCGGCAGAAGAACTTGCTGCAAGCAATATCGTTCCAGCAGGTACCCCGGCGACTCCTGCGTCTGCGGCGGACGTCGCGGCGACTTATGGAGGCGTTGGTGGAGGCACCATCCCCAATCTAGGCGGCGTCGCATCCACTGCCGGCAATCTTCTTAATAGTAGGCTTGGTGCTGCCGCTCTCGGCGCATTGGCTGGCGGGACCTCTGGCGGCGCAAGCAGCGCTGGCAATCAAACTATCACCACCCAGCAGCAGATTGACCCGCGCATGGCGCAGATCCTCTATGGATCGAACGGCGATAACGGATTCCTCTCCCAAATCCTCGGGCAAGCGAATCGCCCACAGTCGGCAGGCATTGCCACGCTCGGATCGGGCGTCGATAGCTACCTTGGCAGCAATGGCTTGAGCCAAATGCAAGGCTCGGCGCAGGCCGCAAGCAACCTCCAAAACAGCAGCATCAGCAATCCGACAATGAGCGCGGCATCGATGAGCGCGCCGCAGGCTATGCAAGCGGCATCCGCTCAGGCTCCATCTGCAATGCAATCGTCTGTAATGCAGACTCCGCAGGCTATGCAAGCGTCATCCGTTGGCGTCACTCCTGCGATGCAAGCTGCTGCGCTCAATGCGCCGGAATCAATGCGCGCCGCCTCCGCGAATGCACCGAGGGGTATGTCTGCGGCGCTCTCGACTGCAGCACAAGTCAACGCGCCGGGGCAAAACAACACGAATCTTGCGCCAGCCTATCAGGATATGGTCTACGGGCAAGCCGGGAATAATCCGTATCTGACCGGAGCGATTCAGAAGGGCATCAACCAAAGTAACAATGCCTTCGGAAACATGCTCACCGATGCGACGAAGGCAACGCAAGGCGTCCTTGGACAGATTCGCGGCGGCGCGCAGTTGAGCGGTCAATATGGTGGCAATCGTCAGGGTATCGCAGAAGGTCAAGCGCTCGACAGCTTCAATACGAACATCAGCCGCGCATTGTCACAGTTCGGACAGAACAACACGGATGCCGCCGTAGCTGCTCAAGCTGGAGCCTATGACGCCGACCGTAATCGTGCACTGAACGCAATGCAGGGCTTGGGCGCGCAACAGTATGGCGTCGCATCGCAGAACGCTGGATTTCAGCAACAAACCGGATTGGCGAACCAGGGCGCTCAGAATCAGGCGGCGCAAACCAATTACCAAGGCCAATTGCAGACAAATCTCAGCAACGCGGCGATGGCGCAGCAGGCGAACCAGGCGAACCTGCAGGCACAGATGCAGGCCGCTCTCGCGCAGCAGCAAGCGCAACAACAGGCAAATGCATCCAACTATCAGGGTGGATTGCAGACGAATCTTGCAAACGCTGGCTATCAGCAGCAAGCAAATGCAGCCAATTACCAAGGCGGCCTTACAGCGAATCAAGTCAACGCTACTAATCAACAACAGGCGAACGCAACCAATTACCAAGGTGGATTGCAGACGAATCTTGCGAATGCTGGCTATCAGCAGGGCGCGAATCAGACGAATTATCAAGGTGGCTTGCAGACGAACCAGCAAAACGCAGGGCTTCAGCAGCAAGCGAATCAAAGCAATTTGCAATCACAACTCTCGACGAATCAGCTTAACTCGGCGAATCAAATTGCAGGCATCGGCGCGAATTCAAACCTGCTCAACCAAGCGTATAACATGGGCACGAACAACGACGCCTATTCGCTAAATCAACTTGGGCAAGTCAGCAACATGATTCATCCATACACTGGATTGGGCGCGTCCAGCACGCAGACATCTCCGCTGTATCAGAACACGACCGGAAATATCTTGAGCGGAGCAACGGCGGGCCTTGGTCTGTGGAACGCGGTGAACCAATCGGGGATGCTTGGGGGCGGTGGCGGGTTCAATAACTGGCTCGGCAATAACGCGGATGTCATGAACACGACTGGCTTAGGATGGTCTGATCTGGCGAGTGCATTTTAATTAGGGGCGAACATGGGAATTTTTGATGCAGCATTCAGCAATCCCGAGACATTGGGATTGCTCTCCGCAGCAGCGCAAGGGCTGCAAATGTCAGGCCCATCGAGAACGCCGGTAAGCACCGGGCAGGTGATCGCGGCAATGCTTGGGGGAGGGGCAAATGGCTACGCATCCGGCCTGAAGATGCAGCAGGATCAAGAGGATCGCAAGCTGGAAATTGAATTGCGCAGGGCGCAGATGCAGAAGCTGCTGACTGACGCTGCGCAGAAACAGAAGCTGCAGGATTTCATCACAAGCCGATTCACTGGAACCGCACCGCCTACTCAGGCGTCCGGAAGTACTGGCGCGGCAGGGGGTGCGGCCGCACCGTCTTCTGGCATGCCGTCCGCTGGAGGTGCCGCGCCTGGATTTCCATTCTCCTTCAACGACACAGTGGCGCTCCATGCGCTTGGCGGCCCCAATCTCATGGACGCATACAAGATCGCGACCGATCCGACGAAGTTAGAAGGCGGCAGTACATACAAGAGCCGAGTTGACGGATCGGAACGCTATATCCCGAAGATGGGCGAAGGCATGATTCCGAACGCGAGCGGGGTTATTGCGCCCGCGCCCGGATATGTCGATACAGTTGCCGCAATTGAAGGGGCGAAGCAAGGCGCTACCGAACGCCAAAAGGCGGCATATGACCCGCTACCGCTTGGATATGCGTCTCCTGATGGTCGTCCGCTTGGTGGGACGCGCCTTGATTACGTTCGTGGCTCACAAGTTCCTGCGCAGCCGCGCGGAGAAGGTCTTGACCTGTCGCGCTTGACTCCTGAGCAGCAAGCCTTTTTGCAAAAGCAGGATCCGGAAGCGTTTTCTAATGGTGTCGCACATCTCGTCTCGTCGCAGGTTGACCCGCAAGCGCAAGGGGCACTGCAGTCGGAGGCGGAGAAGGTAGCTCAGGTTGAGGGCGCAAAGGCACTGATTGATGTCGAAAAGGATCGCCTAAAAAACCTTCAAGAGCAGAATCGAAAAGACACACGACTCTATGGGCAGATGAGTTCCGCCATTCCGATGGCGCGAGAACTTCTCAGCAAGGCGACCGGAAGTGGGGCGGGGGCTTTGGCCGATACGGCCTTGGGATTCTTCGGAAAAAGCACCGAATCAGGCAATGCTGCAAACCAGCTCGATACATTATCTGGCTGGATGACTGCGAACGTTCCCCGCATGGAGGGGCCGCAGTCTGACCGCGACGTTATCCAATACAAGCAAATGGCTGCGATGGTCGGCGATCGGACAAAGCCGGTATCTGCGCGATTGGCGGCATTGGATACGCTTGAAGCGCTGCAAAATAAGTACGCATCCGTGAACAATGTTACTGCGGCATCACCGCAAAACGATGCTCAACCAGCAGCACCTAAGACATGGAAAGATTTCGGTTATGGCAATCAGCAGGCCGCAATCCGCGACGCACAAAACGCCATCATGCGCAATCCGTCCGCAAAAGCCGAAGTAATCCGCAGGCTTGAAGCCTCAGGCATCACCAACCATGGGATTCGATAATATGGGAATGTTCGATGATCTGACGCCACAAGCCAGCAACACCGGAGGAATGTTTGCCGATCTTGTCGAAAACAAGAAGGCAGAACCGCTCGGCCAGCGTCTCAACCGTGAAATTGCAGCTATCCCGCGACAAGTTGGCTTGACCGCGCGTCATGGTATCGAGGGTGTTGGGGATACGCTTGACTTTTTATCTAGCCCGATTCGCGCAGGCTTGAACGCAATTCTGCCAAATAGATCGTCAGACGTTCCCGGAGAAGCGCCCAGCGCCGCTATCCCTGCTGGTAGTGGCCGTTATATTGCCGATCTGATCGGATTGCCGAAGCCGGAAACTGCTACAGAGCGCGGTGTTGGCGATGCTGCCCGCTTGATGGCCGGCGGTGGCGGAATGCTTGGGCTGGCATCCAAGGCGGCAAATGCCACAACAGGAACGGCGCAGGCTGTTAGCAAGCTGATGGCGGCGAATCCGCTTCAGCAGATTGTATCGGCGGGCGCTGCGGGTGGGGCGGGCGGAGCTGTGCGCGAAACAGGTGGCAATGACGCATCGCAACTATTGGCATCATTGGCTGCAGGCATTGCCGCCCCGATGGCGCTCAATAAGACGCAGCAAATCGGCATGGCGGCGAAGAATGCATTTGAACGCGCTACAACTCCTGCGCAAGCGGCAAATGCGCAGATTGACATCCATATCAATAATGCGCTGAGAGACAGTGGGATGACGATGCAAGACCTTCCCGCCAACTTGCAGGCAGGGATCAGGGCAGATGTTCAAACGGCGCTGAAAACAGGCGGCAATCTGTCGCCAGATGCAATCCGCAGGCTTGCTGATTACCGTCTGACTGGAACCACGCCGACAGCCGCAACCCTGACACTAGATCCGGCCATGGTGTCGCAACAAAAGAACCTGGCGAAGCTTGGCATCAACAGCAAGGACGCCATTGCACAACAACTCGGGCAGACTGAAAACGCAAATAATCGACAATTGATCGCCGGGCTAAATGAGCTTGGCGCGAACACGTCAGATGACGCATTGGCGGGTGGGCAAAGGGTAATAGATGCGCTTGCCGCAAGGAACGCGCGTGAGCAGGGACTGATAAGCGCTCAATATGCCGCTGCTCGCGACACAAGCGGGCGCAGTGCAGCGCTTGACCCTCGCGCATTTACCGACCGCGCTGGGGAGCTCCTGCATGAAGCTAACGTTGAAAGCTTCCTTACCCCGGATATACGGACCAAGCTTAATGGCTTTGCTGGCGGCGATATACCTTTGACAGTTGAAATTGCTGAACAATTCAAAACAAATCTTGGAAAGATTCAGCGTAACAGCACTGATGGGAACGTGCGTCATGCGCTTGGGCTTGTTCGTCAGGCTCTTGACGATACCCCGCTATTAAATGGGCAGGCGCCAGCAGCTGTAAATGGCGGATTCCAATTAAAGACGGTTGGCGGGCTGCCAAGTGAACCCAGTCCAAGCTTGGGGCGGGAGTCAATCGACGCATTCAACAGTGCGCGCCGCCTTAATCGCGAATGGATGCAGACCGTAGATCGCACGCCAGCCCTGCAAGCTGTTCGTGATGGTATCGAGCCTGATAAATTTGTTCAGCAATTCATCGTTGGCAATGGATCAAACGCCAATACGATGGATCTGGCGATGCTAAGAAATGCAGTTAGGGAATATCCTGATGCGATGACGGCTATTAAGACGCAAATCACGTCTCACTTGAAAAGGGCCGCGCTCAACAATGCCGCCGATGAAGTGGGCAATTTCAGCCAGTCCAGCTACAACAAGGCGCTGAAAGCGATCGGCGATCGCAAGCTTTCCATGTTCTTCCAGCCTGACGAAGTGGCGCAATTGAAGGCGATTGGCCGGGTGGCGAGCTATGAGCAGTTCCAGCCGAAGGGGTCTGCGGTCAATAATTCAAACACTGCAGGCGCCGCTATTTCTACGATATTAGATCGGATTGCCGAAAGTCCGCTACTGAGCAAAATCCCGCTCGGTCAATACATTTCCGGTCCTGCGCAGAATATTTCAGTGGGGATGCGAGCAAATCAGGCGATGAATGTGCCGAGTGCATTAATAGCGCCCCGTATTCCAATGGCTAATCAGCCGGCAGGATTGTTGATGTCTCCTGCCATTTTTGGATTGCCGAGCAGTGAGGAACGGTAACTATTTTTTGCGCGACCAAAGCCAAGCATTGATCAGCATCGCCAAAAAAGCCCCCAGCATGATTGGGTCGTAGTGCATTGATCGCCCGGCTCCAAATTGGCCAAAATTTCATTATACACAACCAAGCTTACAGACCGCCTTCGGGCGGTTTTAGCTTTGCACGCGCTCATGCTGCCAATTGCGCTCCATCAACAACACTTGCCATGACTACTATGTGGAAACTTGCCTACCCGTTTCTCGCGATCGCTGATCTTCTGTCGTCACTAATCGCCCTCACGCTCATCAACTGGTGGGCGCCGCTCTTTGCGACGAAGGACGCGCACTTGCCGCGCTGGCTGGCGTGGTTCGACACCTTCGATGCTGATTTGGACACCGGCAACAGAGAGCTTGGGTGGAATGCTGGCTATTGGGGCCGCGTGCGCTGGCTGAATCGTAATCACAGTTACGGGTTCAGCTATTGGGCCTTGGGAATTCCGTTCGATCCCGCTAAGTGGGCTGTGCAGGAATATCGCTCAGAAGGCGGCGAGACATTATTCAAAGCACGCAGCATTGACGGCCATTTCAACATCTACATGATCCGCTTCGGTATTCGACTGAAACTCGGCTGGAAAGCATGGAATATGTTCGACACCGCGACCGGCACATGGAAAACGCAGCCGTGGGGACCGGAGTGGCGAGTCCCGTTCGTCTTCTCGATCAGTAAAGCGTAACAACAAATTTTCATCAACGAGCCGCCGAAAGGCGGTTTTTTATTGCCATGAACAGGACATGACATGAGCAGACATACCGGGCCAGAAGTCACCAGCTACGCAGGGGCGGCAGTATCCGTTGCTTCATCACTCACATTAACCGAGATCGGCGTCATCGTCGGTATTGTGACGGCGTTGCTGACGTTTGCAGGCAACGCAGTTTATATGTACCGCAAAGACCGGCGCGAGCAGCGAGAGAGCGAAGAGCGTTTGCGCATGATGCGAGAAGGCCATGAATCCGCGTAACAAGGCCATTGCGCTCGCTACTGCGGGCCTATTGACCTTCGTCGGACTCCGCGAGGGTCGTGAGTATGTGGTTTACCAAGACGTGAACCACGTAGCCACGGTCTGCGACGGAATAACCGGGCCTGAAGTCATCGCCGGAAAGGTTTATACCGATGCTGAGTGCGACGCGCTGAAACAGAAGGCCATCGTCAAGCATGGCTCCGGCGTTCTCCAGTGCGTGACAGTCGAAATCAGCCAGTCCGAATACGAAGCCTACACATCATTTGCTTACAACGTAGGCGTCTCCGCGTTCTGTAAGTCCACGATGCTCCGCAAGCTGAATGCCGGTGACCATCGCGGCGCGTGCAACGAGTTCCCGAAATGGATCTATGCAGGCGGGAAGCGTTACAGAGGTCTTGAGCGTCGCAGGGCGGCAGAGCGTGAATTGTGTCTGAAAGGTCTGATATGAACCCGCTAACCCGTTTCCTCATCACCCTGCCAATCACCTTCCCTCTGATCGCCTTCGCTACATTCACCGACTTCCTGCTCACTCCGGTCAGAGGCCAGATCGGCAGCGATCCGGCAAAAGAGATTGCAGAGGCGGCATTCAAGATCGCGGGAGTCTAGCCATGTACCTCAGATTAGCCATTGCCGCAGTTGTCGCCGTCCTGCTGGCTGGTAGTCACTGGAAAGCCTACGTCATGGGCGGGGATGCTGTACGCGTTGAATGGCAGGCTGACAAGATGGCGCAAGCAGATGCTACCGCAGCCATTAACGAATCATACCGGCTCAAAGAACGGGCCATGTCCAAACAACTGGAGGAAGCGCGCAATGAAGCAACGAAACGTGAAACTGCTATCCGTACTGATGCTGACCGCGCTCGCAAGTCTGCTGACAGCCTGCGCGACGAACTCGCCTCAATCCGCGAGCAATTGCCCAGCCTTGCCGTCGATGCCGTCCGTCAGCGAGCCGATACCCTCGCAAGGGTACTTGACGAGTGCCAGCAAGACTATCGAGGCATGGCGGAAACGGCTGATCGACTTGAAAGCGACCGACAAACACTGATGGATGCGTGGCCTAAATAGGGGTGAGCATGGCAACTCGAAAGAAGGCGACTATCCAGATCGACGAGTCCGAACGCTGCGCCAACTGCAAGCACTTCGGCCTTGATGATGGCGAGAAGGTCTGCAAGGCGCATCCGCGTCAATTTGTCGCTGGTAACGATGGCGTGAGCATGTGTTATCCGCCTCATTTTGATGATGATGTTTGCGGGGAGTTCAAGCGCAAGGTGAACGCATGATTATCGATCCGAAGCTGAAAGAGTGGGCAACAGACCGGCAGGCGCAATACGTCGATGCAGTCAATAAGCACGGCTCCGGAGCGGCAGCAGCAAGGGCGCTAGGCGTCGCAAAGAATGCCGTCAATGAGTCAATTGCGGTGCTGCGGAAGAAAGCAGCAAGGCAAGGCTATGCCCCGGCGCACGACATGACTCGCACTGTACCTGATGGCTACTTAGTCAAGGGCGTTTCGACGTACTACGACGAAGCCGGGAAGCCTCGCGCTCAGTGGGTGAAAAGCGCGATCGATCCGGAGCGCATGGCGGAAATCATGCGTGAGACTGTTCAATCGTTTATCGAAGGCGTTCCGCGAATCGAGGTCAGCGACGGCCCGAAGGACTACAGCAAAGACGTGATCCCATGGATACAAATCGGTGACGCACACCTTGGCATGTTAGCCCACGCGTCAGAGATCGGCGAGAACTTCGACTTGCAGATTGCAGAGCGCGAAATGTGCGCGGCGATCGGCATATTGATTGACGAAATGCCGAATTGCGAACGCGCTGTGATAAACGACCTTGGCGATTTCACCCACGCCGAGAACTTCTCGGCCACCACCGAGGCATCAGGGAATTCCCTAGACGTGGATACGCGCTTTCCGAAGATGATCAAAGTCTATTCTCGCGTCCTGCGATTCATTGTGGACAAGACGCTGGAGAAGGCGCGGCACGTCGATGTAATCATCAACCAGGGCAACCATAGCCGAACGAATGATATTTGGGCTGCGGAGCTGCTGCGCGTCGCCTATGGGCACACTGGCCGCGTCCACATCCTGAACAACGATTCAGTCTTCATCGCGTACCGGATGGGCAATACATTGGTCATGACGCACCACTCGGACAAGTGCAGGCCGGCGCAACTTGCCCATGTGATGACGAACGATTTCCGCAAGGATTATGGCGAAACGGAATACCACTATATCGACGTGGGACATGTGCACCATGGCATGGTGATGAAGGAACACCCCGGCATTTTTGTGGAGTCGTTCAACCATTTGGCAGCACTCGATAAGTGGGCGCATGACTCAGGCTATCGCAACCGGAAATCAATCACGGTCGTGTTGCGTTCCAAGACATACGGGGAGATTGGTCGGCGCGTGCTACCTATCCAAGAGATCCGCGACAGGCTCCAGAGCGTCAAGCAGGAAACGCCGAGAGAGCGTGAAGTCTATACGGTGTAGCGTTCATAGACTTTAGGATCGAGAAAGTCTCAATTGAGACTAAAACCTCACGCTCGCCGGCCACCACTCATACACCTCAGCAGCCGAAATGAACCGAGTCCCGCCATCGCGGTAATAGAATCCCCGGTTATTCGCCGACCATTTTGCATCGAACTGGCGACCGTCTTGCAGGACGATGACGCATAGTTCTTCATGGTGCAGGCGGGTTAGGGCGGAATCACTCATCATCCAGACCTTTAACGTACTGTGTCCTGCGCGAAATCCGCTCGGGATCGACGTGCCGGCGCTCCCGATTTCCGCACACTAGAACGAGAATGGCGACGCGGCAGGGCTTGACCGCGAGCACGATGCCTGGGATCGGCTCCGTCTTCCCCTTGCTCGGGCTGTAGTGCCATGTCACCTTGTCGCCGGGGTGCCAGTTCATCGAGGTATTTTAGCTGTTCTGCTGGCGGGCGGCGTTGTGTGCAATCGCTTGGATCGGACAGTTTTGAAGGCTGCCCTTGCATTTTTCCTTGTATCGATCAACGCCGCAACTTGGGCAGATCAGAGTCGGCGTTATCGCTCCTCGGGCCTCGTCTATCGCCTCGTTAAAGCCGACAATGTCCTTCATTTCGCGCGCATGGCCCGATCGAGTTTCAAGACTCAAGCAGTCAATATTCGGGCCATCAAAGCCGATCTGGATGTTATGCCAGTTCTTGCGCAGCCACCGATACCGTTCCGCATCCCTTCGCGCCTCTTCCAGTTCGCGCTCAATCCTTTCTTTCTCGGCCAACAATTCGTTATAGTCGTTCGCCTCCCTAGAAAGTGTCTCTCGCATGTTGCGCTGCAACTGCTCGATGGCGTCTACGGCTTCCTCTGTCGGCGCATCAAGCGGATGATCTTCGCGCAGCCGCTTCTTCAGGTTTTCAAAGTTCATGGCGAATCATCCCAGCTTTCTGATATAGCTTTCCAAGCGATTCTGCCGCCTTTTCAAGTTCTTTTTGCATCAGGACTGCGGCAGGATGGTTAAGAATCAGCGAATCGAACATCTCGTTCAAGCAGTGGATGCGATCTAGCAACTCATGTTTGTGAAATTCGTCAATCATTATTCCTCCGTTAAAAACAGTTCCGGCTCACGCTCAATAATGCCACGCTCTCTCAGCCACGCACATTCACCCTCGTGGCCTGCATTGTCCAGCACAACGCCACCTTCCCGGTCGATTATCCTACGCAGCCTGCCGTCTCTGCCGTATCGCTCTATTGTGTAGCCGATCTGCTGCCAGCCCCAATTTGGGGAGTCGGGGAGGGCGGTCATTGGGGTTCCTTCTTGTAGAAGTAGCCATACTCAGCCAGCGCCTCATCGGTCGTGCAATTCCCAGCCGCTACTTGCTGGATGACGCACCAAAGCCAGTGCTCGCCAAGTTTTGGCTCAGCTTTGTGCAGGCCGCAATACGTGCGTAATATTGCCTGCTTTCCGCCACGATGCCACTCGACGCCTTTCAGCGGATCTTCTTTTCTTGACATCACCCCTCCACATCCGGCACATCCGGCATTTCGGGGCCGATAGGCTCGTACGTTGCCTCGAAAATATCGGGCTTGCAAGGGTACATCTCGCCCTTCACGCCGGTAATAATGAAGTCGCCGGGGCAGACACGATGTCCTTGCTCAAGCGTGTCAATCCAGCCGTGACCGTGGTGAGGCTCCCCGCATTGCTCGCAAAGACTATCCCCGGACACGTCAGGTCGGCGATAGTAGCGAACAACCTTGCCCTCGGTTTGCTTGTAATCCCAATAACGATCAAGATCTGTTGATGTCGGATTGGCGTAGCCAATCGGGTCATGGTCTAGCGGATGATCGCCGTTCTTGAACCACTGGTGCGCTTCAATTACAACCGGCTTCTTTCGGTATTGCATTCCATCCTCCCTGTAAGGGTGAAAAATCACTAAATTCCGGTCCGCAAAAAAGTTAACGTCCGCGCCAGCATTGGCTTTGCGGGCAGTCAAAATTCCCCAATTGCGGACCAAAAACCGGGCGGTAACCCGCATGAATCCTCAATTCTTTAATCAGCCTTCTAAGCTGAGGGTCGCAGGTTCGATTCCTGCTGGGCAGGCCAC